GTGCGCCTGTAGCACCAATAGGACCTCGCAAGCCTTGTGCGCCTGCTGGTCCTTCAATGTATTCAACAATTGGCTGTTTTGTTTTTTCTTCTAAAAAAGATACTAGTTCAACTTTTAATTTTTGTACTTCTTTTTTAGTATATGCAACAGATGTTGCAATTGCGACAGCATCGTTTAATGTGGTATTAATTTCCTTCTTTGTCAACTTTAGCCTCTTCAACTAATGTGCCAAAAAATGCTGTCATCGATTTTGCTAATTCTCTTTGATCTGCATCATCGATTGTTCTAGTCTCAGTTTCTTCCTTCTTTACACTAACAACAACTGGTATTGTTTGTGGCTGTGGTGGAGGTGCAATAGGTTCTTCAACTGGATCATCTTCTGCTTCTGCGGCTTCTTCATCCATTTGTTCGTCAATTTCTTTAATGTCATCTTCAGATTGTTGAAGAATATTTTTACGAACATATTCAATAGAGAAATATTTGCCAACATAAGCATCAATGTCAGAAAGAATGCCCAAACGTTCTTTCATAATTTCAACGTTCTTCAATTCTGTGAAATGTGCATCTGATTGGAAATCGTAACTAATTTCTTCTTTCATTTGTTCCCACTCTTTGCGAGTACAGACACCTTTAAGAAGTAATTGTGTTTCTAATATTCTATCAAATAGATGTGAGAATCTTAAACGCAAGCGTGAAATAAATTTACCAAATTTCAATTCATCTCTAGTAATTTCAGAAGCACGACCTAAAGAGAATCCATTGTCAGATTCTAAACGTGAAACTGGAACATTCAAAGACTTAAACATTTTCTTTTGGAAATATAATACGTCTTCAATCTCACCGAGATTCTGGCCACCCTGTAATGTAGTAATCTCTGTGCCTTTACCACCTTCTCTACGTGGTAACCAAAAATCTTCAAGCATTGTCTGATAACGTCTATCGTCACGAATCTCACCTGTGTTTGCATCATAGACTAATTTGTTTTTATACTTCTGCATGATTTCACGCAAGTATTGTTCTGCTTTCATCTTTGGTAAGTTACCAACGTCAATATAAAAGATTCTACGTTCTGGTGCTCTTGCAATACGATAGATGACTGTTGCATCTTCAAGCATACGTAATTGATTTAACGGCTTGATTGCTTTGTGTAGATGAGAGATAATAACTTTACCATCTTTATCCGTAATTCCTGAGTGCGTGTATGAAATAGCATCTTCAGCAATTTTCATGCCTTGATTACCATCATTAGCAAACCCTTTGTCTGAGTATATAAAGTAATTTAAATATTGTGTTGTTGGATTAATATTACCAGTTGCAATATTCTTTTGCGTCTTCTTAGCCTCACGAACTTTACGAATCTTACGTGGATCAATGTAGCGAACTTCTTTTAAACCTTGTCTAGGATTCTTTTCATCAATCATCATATGATAGTAAAGTCTACCATCGATGTACCATCTACGAAAGATATCATATCCTTGATTGTTAAAATCTAAAAGTTTCATAATAAAATAGAATTCATCACGAATTTTTTTCTTGATAGATTCTGGTTGTTCAAGTTTATCTAAAATGATTTGAACTGGATAATCATCATTATCAAAAACTAATGCTTCGTTGACAATATCTTCAATTGCGGCATCACACTCTGGCTGTAAAGCCATTTCACGATACTTCTTAATTAAATCTGAATCCGATCTAATTTGACCTTCAAGGTCCATATATGTACCGTAAATTCCACCACCAGAAATTGGTACCGACCCGTCATCTTCGATAGGAGGAACAAAAGATTTTAATTGCACCGCTTCGGGTTCGTCTTTACCAATTGAATAACCAAAAAGTTTTATTGCCATATAAGTCTCTCTATAAAAAAATGGGGGCGTAATAGCCCCCATTGTTGACAACTATTACGCAATTATTTATACTGCGTAAAAATCAGCATCAGTTTATGAAGTCATATCTGCATCGTGTGCAAATGCTTCATCTTTATTACCAGCTTGCAAGTAGTGGTATTGGAAATTAACTGTAAACTCTGATAAAGTATCTGTACTATCAAAAGATAAATCTAATGCACCAACGTCTGTTGGGTATGCATCGACCAATTGATATTGTCTAGATACTGTTCCGTCAGCTTTTAAATGTTTAATTTTAATAGTTGAGTAGTAATCTGTTGCAGTAGATTTTGAAGCAGAATCATAGTTTGATGTAGATACATAGTTTACCCATGCATTGAATGCGTTACGCATTACATGATTTTCATCATTAATAACCGTAACTGTCCAATCTGCAAATGTTCTATCTCCTGCAATCTTAACTCTTCTACCACCTCTAAATGGAACTTCAATAACTCCAATTGTCATGCCTGGTACTGCTGCCGATTTGCATAGTAATCCCATTTTTTCTGAGTATGCAGTTTGGCTTCCGCCTGCGGCTGAAATAACACTGGTTGGAAATGTTAATTCAATTTGAAATAGATTGGCTCTAGCGCCTCTATTTAATTGTGTTTTTAAATCTGATATTGTTGCGAATGTCATGTTGGCTCCTTATTCTTAACCAGCGATTTCGTTAGTTGGAGTGCCAATTTCAAAATAATCATAAGTCCAAGTTACTGTGAAATCTTCAACAGCATCTGTAGTGTCGTATGATAAATCGATTGACGAAATGTCGCTAGGCCAGCAATTGATTAGTCTATATTCTCCAGCATTAACTGAACTTCCATCTTCTCTTAATTGGAAGATTTCAACTGTACCATATAAACCTTTTACTGCATTAGATACTGTAGTAGTACCTAAACCTCCAGCATTTCTATTTCCAATATCGCTAACGCCAAAATTTACTTTGACAATATCATTTTGCCATCTCTCCAACTCTGAACGTGATGTAAAATTTTCATCGTTCAGAATTGTTGAAGTCCATTCGGCAAATGTTCTGTCTCCACCCATTTTCAAGCGGCGACCAGCATTCATTGGAATCTCAATTGTTCCCAATGTTGATGATGGCAACGATGCCGCTCTGCATAGATATTCAACAGCAGTCAAGTCGTAGCCTTGAGGAGCACTAATCTTGACCTTAAATAAATTAGGTCTAGAACCTGCTCCTAAAGCCGCTCTAAAATCTGATATTCTAAATGACATAACTTTCTCCTTTGTTATCTGTAATTATTTATCCTACAATCTCATTAAATGTAGCAGTACCTCTTACAGAAACAAAGTTGAGTTGAATGAAGTTAACGGAACGTACTGGCTGTACGAAAATATCACATACAAATTCGTTTGCATTTACAACGTCTTCTGGATTGTTTGTACCATCACAGATAACTTTGAATGCAGTAATACCTCTACGTGATTGAACGCTTCTTAAGTATGGCGTAATCAAGTTAACAAAATTCGAACGTGTTGTTTCATCGTTTTGGTCAAATAATACATTGTCGGCAGCCGCACCAATTGTTCTTTGCAATTCAATGAACAATCTACGAACGTTAAGTCTGTTTGTAGATGTATTTCTTAATGTGAATGTCTTGTCACCAAACAATACAGTACCACGACCAACTTGTGTGATAACTGGATTAACTGATGCACGATACAATGTATCACGCTCAGATTGATTTGGATTGAAGGCTAAACGAACTAAGTTTTGAACACGACCAGCTACGAAACCAGCTGGAGATAACCATGCTTCACGATTCAAATCGTTACGTGCCATGCAACCTGCAATGTCAGCATTCAATGGAACATAAACATATGCGTCATTGTATTTGTCGTATTGATATTTCCAACCACTATCTGCAACAACGTATGTAGAGCGAGAAATTGTATCTGCCCATGCACTAATTGAAGTTGCTTCAGAACCAGCATTGTTAACAACGTTTGCTCTCAATGGAGAAATACATACCATTGCATCTTTTCTAACTTCAGCAACGTCAGCAATAATTCTATTGACAACAGTTGCATTTGATTGACCAGCAATAACGATTGCCGCTGGGATTTCAGATTTGTTTGCAAGTTTTCCGTATGCAGTTGTGCGATCACCATCAGTTACAGTACCACCATCAGTACCACCAGCAAAACTGTATGTCTTTGGAGCATTTACTGCCGTATATGTTGTTGCTGAACCAGAAACAGTTAATGCAGTACCCCAATTTACGCCTGCTTGGTCATGGTCAGTCCAACGAATCCAGTTAGAACGCTCATTGATAACATCTTTGTAGTAATTAGAACCACCATTTTCGCCTTTAGCATTAGATGCTTTAGAGATTGCTTTGAATTTCTCCAAAACTGTTCCTGGTGTTCCTGTGATATCACCTGTCTTGTCTACAACAATAACGTGCATTTCATCGTTAGTTGCGCCAAGTGTAGTTCCCTGAACGGATGTTCCTGGAGTTAATTCGAATTGATCGTAGTATTCCCAACGGCGTGTTGCAGAAGCGGCAGTAGCGCCACTTAAGTGTGCTGAAGTTAATGTGAATGATGTTGCATTAGTAACAGATGCAACTTGGTTAGTACGACCACCAAGAACAACTAAGTCACCAACGTTCAATTGTGTGTTAGCAGTAGAACCAGAACCTGTAACTACTGTTCCGTTAAGAGCAACAGTAAATGTTCCAGTCAATGTTGAAGACCATGCATTTGCGCTTGGGCAAGTAGAAACTTTAAGTGCATTACCTAAAGCGCCAGCATATTTTGCTGCCCATGGACCATTGTCAAAAGATGAAGTGTTTAAGTACGCATCATCGTTTTTAATTAAAACGCCAGTTCCTGATGTACCAGAACCAGTTGTAGCTTCTGTCGTAGCATTTAATGCAGTATTAGCGGCACGAACAACAAACAATGGAGATGAGTATCCCAAAAAGTTTGAAGCAGATAAAAAGTCAACGATATTTGTTGCGTTAGGCTTACCAAATTGTGCTACCAAATCGGACTCAGAAACAACTTGGGTTGGAACTTCAATCGGTCCCCAAGTAAATTGTCCAGCGAAAGCGCCGGAAGTAGAAGCAACTGATTGGTTAGATGCTACCAAATCTTGTTCGGTGATCTTAACGCCTGGTGAAATGAGACTTATAGCCATTGAATTCTCCTTGTTATAATGTTTTTTGTAGTTTGGGTTTCTTTAATTTATTTATAAAAAATCAGTTTTGTGCGTTTCCCAAACTTGTCCTGATGTATCCGTAAAGAATACTTCTTCCTCTCCATTATTTATAAAACCAAAAGGCGTGATTTCTTCCTCAATCATTCTAATTCTAGCATCGTACAATTCTTTTCTGATATTAATATTCGTCAACTCTTTAAAATATGAGTTCGTTGTCAACCAAGAAAATAACACTAAAGGCATAACCAAGTCATCGTGATATCCTTCATCCGCAGAATAACTATTTTTTCTTTCAATAAACGTTGAAATTTCAGATATGGTGTCTGCATCTGTAATAAGAAGTTTTTTCTCTTCAACCATAGACTTAAAGTTAGAGCATCCAATACGTTTGACTTTTTTGTCTGTGATAACACCAAGTTGAGTTTTTCCACCACCAAAACCACCATTGACAACTTGTCCTTGAGTAGTTCTGTTTACTGATATGATGTTCTCATACTCATATTCAGAATACAAAATATCTGCAACTTGCTCTGAAGAGTTAATTTCAATCAAAACGTATGCTTCATTGTATTCTTTACCCACTCTGTATAATACTGATGGATACAAAAGTGGACTGATTTCATTGTTTCTGTACTTACCGACAATCTTGTATGGCATCTGAGTTATGTCAATAATCTGAAATGCTGAATAGTCACCACCAACGCCTTTAGCGGTGTCTGCAATGATACAGTATGCATGATCCTTCTCTACCTTCTCGTAAATGTCAAGCCCATCTTTCTGATAAATGATAGGTGCGGCAGACATTTGTGCAATAGCGTCAGATGCAATTAGCGTGAGACTAGAACCTAAGAAGTTACATAAAACCTCTTGATTAAATTTCAATTCACCAAGTAATTTACGCTGAGTTTCTGCCCATTTATCATCACGTCCAGGTATCTCCCAATATGGAATGAATAGATTGACGAACCCGTTTCTATCGTTCTCTGCATCATTCCAGAACTTCCAGAAATGATTGTATCCTAGTGGAGTAGAACTTAGCAGAATCTTTGTTGTTTCACCAGCAGAAATTGTTGGATAAACTGAAGTAAAGAATTGTTCCGCTACATTGTTCGGTATGATAGCGGCTTCGTCAACGTACAATAAGTTAACAGATTTACCACGAATACCTGATGCGCTTGTTGCGGCTGTGAATACTACTGAACCATTCTCTAAAGCAATGTCACCTTTGTTCCAAGTAGTAACGCCTTGCTGTAACCATGTAGGAAGATTCTCATACATGATTTGATATCTGTGCAAAACTTCTCTAGCGGCAGTTGCTTTGTTTGCTAGAATCGCTACAGTCTTGCTAGATTGAAATAGTGTGTACCAAAGAATGTAGGCTGCCGATGTTGTTGTCTTACCTTGTTGGCGCCCTTCCATAAGAATAACTTTACGATTCTCATGGATAACTTTTACTTTATTCTTTTGACAGTCGTAAAGTTTGAATGCCTGAAGCCCATGGTCTAGCGTGACAATCTTACAATAATTCTCAATGAAATATATCGGATCGTCAGCACATTTTAAGTATTCTTCAATTTCATCTTTACTAAAATTGAGAAGAACACCAGACGCCTTTAAATTAGAATTTCCTAGATAGGATTTTGCACTCATCTTTTTCCGATTAGCTTTTGTAATTCTGCTGTGCTACCAACAAACAATGCATTAGTCACATGCTGTGGTTGTTGTGTATCATCTTTTTTAGTCTTTAAGTCTTTTACTTTTTTACCTAAATCTAATAAATCTTTGTTAGTATCTGCTAATGTTTTAATTAACTGACCAACAACTTCATATGCTCTTGGAGACTCACCTTCTTTTGCTAAGAAGATAATATTGTCCATAGCTTCTTTACCCTTTTCAATGAATAGCTTTAGATTCTCTCTTGCATATTCATAATCAGCATCAATAGATTCATCATTTGGTGTGCCAGTAGAAACAGGTTCTTTAGTTTGTTCTACCACTAATGGCAATGATTGTTCAACAATCTTACCTTGCACATCAAATATGTCATTCAATTTATCATTAACAGTTTTTTTCATGTAGGAATTGGGGGTGTTGTTTGCGTTTCAGTTATGTCAAAATTATCGTCACCAGTGAACGTTTGTATATTTATAGCTGTGTTATCAATCGTTGAAGTGTTGATATCCGCATTGGAAATATACTTGAACTTTCTGCTAGGACCAAATAGATATCCTTTGACGGTAAAGTCCATCTGCCAAGATAAAACTCTACGTCCATCAAAGTCGCCTTCATATGAATCGTCAACAGTCACACTATTCAATTCAATTGGAATATCCATATTGATCCCCAATTCAGGAACAAGTTTCATTGTTACTGTCCAGTCTGGTGTAAAGAACGGAATAATCTGTTCAACAATCTGCGTACCATCTTCTGCATATCTAACTAATGCATATAAAGAGAAATTGATATCATATGGCACTGGCGTGTAAGTATAATCGAAATCAGTACCACCAGTGTTTACGCCTTTAGCAATTTTATGTGCGCTATTCAATTTTCTTTGAGGCGCATATGTGATGCTGGTAAACTCAAAACCCATTCTAGGAAGAGTGACAGAAAGCGGGCGATTCAATGTTGGATCGCTTAACACACGCTGAACAAATTTTTGTTTAGGCGAATATTCAATAGGAACGCTTACTGTTTGCTGTTTATTTCCATCGCTATCATATCTTTCGACTTGGATTTCATTAAACAAGTTTCCAAACATAACAACATAACGCCTTAACGTGCCATGGTAAAAATCGTGACCGAACATCATAGTTAATAAGTCCTTGTAAGTGCAAATGGATTTTTCTCTGAGAAATCTAGAACGTCACCATCAATAATTTTCTTTCCAATTGCTTCGTTATCCGCAGCCACCTCAAATGGTATGACTGTATCTCCCTCTGCAAGAAGTCTAGTACTATCTTCTAAAGCAAAAATATTTGATTCTTCATCTGTTATTTTTTCAATGTTATCAGTTGAAAGACTGTATGCGTCTTCAAGTGCATCAATGTCTGTAACACCAGTATCAAGTTTTTCGCTAGAGTATTCGAATCTATCGCAACGCATTTCAAATGTGTATACGTCACCTAACTGATAGAAGTTTTCGATATTCTCTGTAAATTTAATTTCGTACATATAGCCAAGTAAAGGAATCCAAATTAAATCGCCTTCTCTTGGTCTTAAAATATCTGTGTAGTCGTAAGTCTGTGTGTCTATTAAGTATCCATCGTCTTCAAGTCGAATATTGTATCCATATTCCGTATTGATTAGTGGCTTAAGTGATTCAATGAATCTATGCTGTGCAACAAGAAACGTAATCGATTCATCAATTTGAAGACCAAACTTGGACAAGAAATCTTCTTGTCCTTGGAAGCCATCAAAACTCTTGACGTACATTTCCATAGACAATGCGTCTTCATATTTTACTAATCCATCTTCACCATAAATTTCATCTAAATTGACTTGAGTTCTTGGAATATAATACCCATCGATGCCATAAATCTTTATAGCTTCAGAAACTAAATCGTGAATTATTTTTTGCTCTTGTTTTATAAAAGCATATTGATTGAAATAACGATTACGTGCCATTTTTAGCCTAGCATATCAGTAACAGGCAATGAGTATGAACTAATCATTTCTGATTCCATACCTTGAATTTCATCTATAGCTTCATCCCAAATTTTCTGCCCGTTAAAAGAAACTCCTCCAGGCATAGAAATGCCTTCGAATTTTTTCAAGTTTTCGCCCCATTGCTTTTTAATTAATGCTGTGCAATACTTTTGCAACCATCTGTCGTTATAAACATCTGTATACGTATCTGGATCGATTTTTTGATACGCTTCAACAATAATGTATTCGCCTAAAACAACTTTTTCACCCCAAGCAATATCAACAAAAAGTTTATTTGAATGACGCTGAAAACGAATAGCTTGTTTACCAACAAACAACTCTTCTGCTAAAGCAACGTTTTGCAATGCCATGTAGTATGGTGCAAATGGACCAGTATTGAACGCAAACAAATCGTTCAATGCAATTTGATATCTCAAATTAAAGAGATTGTTTGTAGAATAACTGTTTCCAATAGGAAGAATATTGATTACGCCAATGACAGAATCATCTATTGAAAGATACTTATTGTCAATATCTTCTTGTGTGACTTGATGTGCTAGATATACTTTTTCTGTTGCATCGTAGTGATAGTCATAGTAATATGAGAATGCCATTTCGATGCAGTCTTCAACTTGTTCATCCGCTACGTTAATTTCCAACAGAGGTGCACCAAGTCTTCTGAGACAGAATTCTTTAAATTCTTCTCTGGATGCTGGTTTACTTATACTCATTTGTGCCCCTTATAAATTTCTTTCTCCTATTTATAATACGTGACATTCATAAAAAAACCCCCATAAAGGGGGTTTTGAGTTTGTTCACATTCGAATTATCGATTCATGCCTTCAATGAAAAGATCATCAATTTGTAACTCTGTGAATCCAAGAACATTTCCAATTAACGATGTAATTGGAGAATTGTTTCTATAAACAAATTCGCCGAACTGCCATTCGATTTGTGCGACATTTCTTGCATTCTCTTCTTCAATGCTATTGATAGCGGATTCTAATCTAGTTAAAATCCCTGCACTTAAGAATGTTAATCGTGCTTGACGCATAGTAATTGCATTCGGAACAATCGATTTCCTATAGGATGCATTTGCCTCATCCAATTGTTCTTGTGTAATTCCTAATGCGAGTGCCTCAGATTGAGTTAAAAATGCATGGTCTGGATAATTTGCCCATGTCATGTCTCTTCTATGTGCATCATCTAATACGTCTACGCCAGAAATAGTTCCCCAAGTAGGCGGTAATGGACCAGAAGATAAAACTTCTTTTTGTTGTTTGTTTACGCAGTAAAATGTTGTCATTTGTGTTCCAGTTTAAATGTTTTTTTCTGATGAAATAGCCTTCTATACGCAGACCTGTGCATTGTTGGATATGAAAATGTATGCACATCTCTATCCTTTTCAGTACCTTTCATACATACGCCTCTTACAGTTTCCCTTTTAAAGGGGATTAATTGTAATAGTGGCGTTCCCGCCGGTATTGTAATTTCAACATCACGTAGTGCAGTAAATACGAAATTAATCGTATGAAATTTATCAAAGTCTATAATTCCAGGATATAAAAATAAATCTTGTAAAAACGGACTATGATAATATGCAGGAATTAAATATCCAGACCATCCTGATTTTCCAAAAACTCCCCAAGGACAAGGTACTTTAGTGACAAGGCCTTTTACTGTATTATTTATAGGAACAAATGGCTCAACCATTTTAAAATTCAAATTAGTTTCCGGTATATTGTAATTATTATTGTGTTTTACCACAGTACCGGCTCTATTAGCCTTTATTATCATATCAGACCATGCGGGAATAATATATCCAGCTTTTGCGTAGTCTGCCATACCAGGACAATTTAAAAACTTGTCTTTATTATCATTTTCTTTTTGATTTTTTATCCAGTCTGGCATCACATTTCGTGCCAACTCAACCCTAGTTATAGGAGATACATTTGGAGCACCCCTAGTACACGCAAATCTTATCTCTGGATCCGTATCAAATATATTGTTAACAATTTTTTTTAACTTATCTACAATCATCATTTTTTCACTCTCAATTCATTAGTATATACATTTTCTCTAGACATTTGCCTTTTTGCAAGTGTATTGATAAAGTCAAATTCGTCTTTATTCATTTTTCTAATTGTATGATCTATATTTAAATTATCACGTTTGATTGGGATAGCAGTCATCATTGGCGTGCCTGCACGAATGTATCCATCATATAAGGGTTTTATCCATTTTCCGGGAAAATTAACTTGCTTAGGATATTTATCAGTATCGACCAATCCGCCTAACAATTGAAATCTATCTTCCATAGTATTTACTGATTGTATAAACAAAGTTGACCAACCAGGAGCGGTTTTAACTACCCAAGGATTCACAAATTTTATTGGTCTAGAATGCTGAAATGGTCCATCAGTATTTTCTCTACTTCTAACTTGTTGAACTTCATGGAATTCTAATGAAGGTCCGAATTCATGTAACGTTGGTCCATGATCTATGTGATATCCTCTGTTATCAACTTTTATATATTGATCCACCATAAAAGGTATGACATAACCTATAGACATAGCATCTATCATAGGCATACATTTTTTTGCCGTCATCATAGGTCCACCATTTGGAGCCCTTAATTCAGGAGCGCAAAATGGTGGAATTTTTTTATACCATTCGGGGAAATTTTTGGGTGCGGGCGAAGGGTTTGGGATTGCATCCCAATATTTTTCTTCACATAAAAACTCAATGATTGGAGTTTTAAATAACGAAAATAATTTCATCTAAATTTTGGTCCTACAACCCAAGCAACAAGACTAACTCTTTCACCTTTAGTTACAGGTTTTACTGTATGTGGAACCCAAGATGGTATCACAACAACACTACCTGGTTCCATTTTCAAAACGGTTGGGTCATCTTGATTACCGTTTGTATTAATGTACAATTCACCACCCTCATATTCATCTGTGGGAGTCAAATTGACCATCATACTAAGTTTTCTATGTTCACGAACTGTTGGTCCGGAATCTGTATGCCAGTTATAGAATTGTCCTTCTTTATATTTTCCATATTGAAAAGGTTCAAATCTTTCTAGATCAAATTGAAATTTATCCCAATTTACTTTTGCACATAAATTTTGCATTCTAGAATAAAGCCATTCAGTTTGTTCACTAGGAACAATAAAAGACACATCACTATT